CGGGTGCAACTGGACCGACAGGTGGAACAGGACCAGCAGGTGCAGACGGAGATGATGGTGGACCCGGACCTACGGGTGCAACGGGACCAGCGGGTCCTCCCGGACCAGCCGGACCAAAAGGAAGTTCTGGAACTACAGGTAGTGCAGGACCTCCCGGACCTCCCGGACCGACAGGTTCTACAGGTTCAGCAGGACCACCGGGACCGACTGGACCAGCAGGTAGTGGAAGTTTATCTACTACACAGGCGTTTCTTATAGATACAAAAGGAAGAACAAAGACTATTACAGTATCTAATGGTATAATAACAAGGATAGCATAATGTTAAAATCAGAATTAGAAGATTGGAAAAAAAATACAGAGGAAGAACTTGAAAAAGGACTTAAATTAATTGACGGTAAATCAATGGGTGACATTAAGATAGAGGATTTAAAAGGTGTATGGACTATTATAATGAACATACTTGGTAAAGAAATCCCTAAAGCTGGAGAAGAGTGATTGATAAACCGAAGACAGCTAGGTCGTACAGGGGGACAGTCGTTGATGATAATGCCGTTATTAGCATTAACATTAAGTGGCTTGTTCAAATGTGCGTGGTTATCGCTGGACTTGTTTATTCGTACTATCAAGTTATCTTACGGATTGACAATCTTGAACGAAGAGTATCAGAAGCTGATGCCACAATTACAGAACTTGTAAATAAGCATATTGCCGAGGAAGAAGAAAGATATGCTCAAATGGAAGAAGAATTAAAGTGGCATCAAAAGCTACTAAAAAAGAAAAAGAAATAATGCGGAGTTATAATGCCAATACCAAATCATTGTATAGAATGTGATAAACCAATAAATAACGATGATGGTTGGATGTGTGATACCTGCAAAAGCAAAGAGGAAGAATAATGGATTTTATAGCACTATATGGCGAAGCAGGAATGATAGGAGTAGTTGGTGCTATGTTTGTATATCTCGTAGTACAAATGTCTAATAAAGCGGCTAAACAACAAGAAGTATTAGAAAATTTAAAAACAGAGAATAGAGGGCAGTCAGAAACTTTAGAAAATATGGAAGGTATGATTATTAAGCTTATTGGTCGTTGGAATCAATCTGATGATAAGCTTGATAGAAAGTTTGATGCTCTTACAAAAGAAATAAACGACCTTGATAATCAAGTGTCGAGAATAGATGGTTCTTTAAGCAGAATAAATGGAAAACACTAATATGGATAGTTTAAAAGTTTCAAGTTTATCAGCAACACAAGGTTTAGTTTATTGGTTAGATGTTATACCTGCAATTCTTATGTGTGTGATGTTTACAATGAATATAGTATATTTGTATTGGAAAATAATAAAACTAAAGGAGTCATAATGGACATAAAAGGAATGATGTTAGAGTTAGCTGAGAAACAAGCTGACGCTATGAAAGATAAAATGATAGATGAGTTAGGAAGCGAAGATATGGCTTCTAAGATTGCATCTGCTATTAATAAAAAGATTGACATACCTTTTGTCAGTGAAGAAAAAGAACAGATTTTTTTTGAGAAATGTGTTGATGTAGTTACTGACATTATTGAAGGTATGTTTAAAAAATAATGGCTAAAAAGGTAAGCTGGATGTGGGGTGGTAAGAGATACTATGGTACTCTTATACGAAAAACTAAAAACTACATCTACGCTAGGACCCATAATGGTAAAGTAAAAAGGATAAAAAGATAATGGCTAAGTCACCAGCGTGGCAAAGAAAAGCTGGTAAATCACCTAGTGGTGGTTTAAATGCTAAAGGTAGAGCCAGTTACAAAGGTGGCACGTTAAAAGCACCTGTAACGCAAAAAAATCCTAAAGGCAAAGCAAAGGCAAGGCGTAAATCTTTTTGTGCTAGAATGTGTGGTATGAAGAAAAGATTAACAAGTGCTAAAACAGCTAGAGACCCTAATAGTAGGATTAACAAAGCTCTACGCAAATGGAATTGTAAGTGTAGCTAATGGAGTTTAAAGATGCCGTAAAGATAGTATTGAAACACGAGGGAGGCTATGTTAATGACCCAGTCGACCCGGGAGGAGAAACTAATATGGGGATAAGTAAAAAGGCTTATCCCTTTCTTGATATAAAGAACCTTACGATTAAACAAGCTAGTGATATATACTTTAAAGACTACTGGTTAAAAGCTAAAGTATCTAAAGTACCTGAAGAGTTACGAATGATATACTTTGATATGGTAGTTAATATGGGTAGGTCAAGAGCTGTAAAGATTTTACAAGAAGCAATAAGTGCTAAAGGAGTAAAAACAACTATAGATGGTGGTATAGGACCACAAACCATAAGTAATGCTTTGAAGTCAGGCTTAGAGCCAGAAAGGTTGCGTAGTTATAGAGTTAAATACTATGCAGACTTGGTAAATAGAAAACCCAAATTAGGAAAGTATTGGTATGGATGGTATCGTAGAGCCGTTGCCACATAAGAAAACAGGAGCAGATATTTTTAGAGAGTTAGAGTTCAAAGGAACTAAACGATTTAAACAAGCACCTAAAAGCTGTAACTGTTGTGGTAGTAAAAATTCTATAATAGGTATAGAATTAATTGGGGCTAAACAAGGCACACTATACTGGGAATGTGAAGTATGTAAAGAAAGATATTTAAAGTTTACAAAACAAACCACAATAAAATACTTAAAAATAGCATCCGAGCTATGGATAGATTTAGGAGGTCTTGAGAATATATGCGAACAGCTACCAAACTAGGTGAAGACGTTGTTAAACGAGGAATTGTTACACCAGACAAACACTTTCCTCTACACGATGAACCAGCGATTAATGTTGTATGCGAAGCAATTAGAAGAGTCAAACCTGACTTTTATGTTGATTTAGGAGACACGGGAGAATGGGGTTCAGTAAGTCACTTTCAATGGAAAAAGAAAAAACGTCCACCATTAGAGTATCAGTTACCAAGGGTTTATGATGATATCAAGGATGTTAATGCAGGTATGGATAAGATTGATAAAGCACTTGATTACGCTAAGTGTGATGAGCGATATTTTCTTGAGGGCAATCACGAACAATGGTTAAACTCATTTTCAATAGAGAATCCTTATTTACAAGGACTATCTGTAAAAGAAGCTTTACTCCTTGATAAAAGAGGTTATGAATATTATCCTAATGGAAAGTATTTAAAGTTAGGGCACTTGTGGTATTATCACGGAAATCATTATGGTGGTGTAGCACACGCAAGAAACCACCTGTTAAAACTAGGATGCAACATCATTTATGGTCATCATCACGATTTGCAAATGCACAGCGTGACACACATAGATGGACCAAAAAGTGCGTGGAGCATAGGATGTCTAAAGGATATGTCAGATGAAACAAATGCTTGGTTGGGAAATAGAAAGACGAATTGGCAACACGCTTTTGCAGTTGTGGACTACTATTCAGACTCAAGGTTTACAGTACACGTTGTTAATATTATTGATGGCGTTACTTCACTGTGGGGAAAAACATTAGACGGAAACTAATATGCCAAAAAGAATATTTGAAATAGGAACTTTTAACAGAGGTATTATGTCTCAACCTGAAGATGAGTTAGATATACCACCAAACGCCGCTACTTATAGTCTTAACATAGACCCTTTAACAAGTGGTGAATTAAGAGGTATACCTAAAAGTAACTATTTAAAAAGAACAGGTTTTACAAAAAGCCTTGAGATGACTAATTATAATAGACCAACTACTTATAGTTATCCTCAACCTTCAGCGGCAACTCAAAGAAAACAAGAAGAACATCACGTCCAATAATGGCATTTAATACACCAACCAATCCAAACAATCAAAATTACTTAGTATTAGGTGGAATATATACTGGTACAGTTGATGAGTATTACCAAGTAAAAGTAAGAGGTTCACATAATTCTGAAACTTGGATATGGAGATATAAAGGAGAAGGTAGTGGTGCTACTGTTACTGGTATAACAAGTGATATAAGTAATAATAAATTTACTAAGTCTAATCATAATCTAGTAACTGGTGAAGTAGTTAAAATGAGTGGTTTTACATTTACAAGTGCTGGTAATCCGGGTACTCAAGGTATACAAACTAACCATAATTATTATGTTATAAGATTATCTTCTAGTCAATTTCAATTAGCTAGTTCAGATAGTAATGCTAATAGTGGAACAGCATTACCATTAAGTGGTACATCAGAATCTGATTTACAAGTTGTTGGAGAATGGTCAGCTTGGTATGATAAAGATGGAGATGTTAATAATACTGGAGATGCTATAGTAGTTGATACTGCATATACATTAAGAAATGGAATAACAGTTACCTTTACTAGAACAAATGCAAATGCTTATACTGCTGGAGATAGGTGGGAGTTTACTGCATATGCTGATTACACATTTGACCTTGTTGATGGTGACATTCAATATATACAAGCTATTGATATAGCAGATGATAGAAATTTATTAGCAATAGATAGTAATGGCGATGTTAGTGTTATAAAAAATATAGATAGTGATGAGCCAAGTATAGCAAATTTAGAATCTAATATTGGACCAGTAGTTAATTCTAATTTGGATTTTGAAAATAAAAATAAAGAGTTATATATAGCTAAAGGAGTCAATAGACCAGCTAGATGGCTTGGTTATAATAAAAATGAAGGTATGCAAGGTAAGAGTGAAGAACTTAATCTTAAGTCACAACCTGCTATGGATGTTTTAGTATCTTCTATAGAAACTCCAGATAGAAATGCTTTTTATAAATCTATTGCTTTAAGAGCTGGTGGTGGTGCATCTACAAAAGATGCAAGAGTTATTGTAGGGTTAAAAGACGATGATGAAAATAAATTTTATGTATACAATGTACAGAATGATATACAGTATACTATAACTGTTGAATCAAAACCATATATTATAAGAAAGTTTATAGGTATTTTTGAAACTAGCAACTACTATACAGATGGTTTTTATATAGTAAGAGAATCTAATAGTAGTGATGCTAATGAAATTGCAGAAGTAGATATATTTGACCTTGATACATCTAATCAAAGTTCAGTAGGTCAAAGTCCACAAAGAAAAACAACAATGATAGTAACTAATCCTATTCAAAATAGTACTACTCAATTATCTGGATTGAATAAGATACACGATTTACTTATGATTTCAAAATTTGCACCTGCTCACTCTAGCTATGATTCTGATGGTACGGCTGGTGGTAATGGTACTTCTTGGGATTTTGTTATTAGTGCATCTAGAGATTGTTTTAAAGACTACAATGAAACTTATGCACCAAGATATGAATGGCTTTGGAAAGCAAGTTTAGATGGTGTAGGTATAGATTTTGTATTAAATAATAATAATCTTCCACTAGGTGGTACTAATGGTTCTGGTTGGGACAATATAACTCCTACTACTTGTGCTACTCAAGGTGATATTAATAATCCTGAAAACATACAGGTTATGCACCCACAAGGTACTGCTATAACAGATGGAACATACTATAGAAGACCACCGGGTTGGTATTATGTATTTGTTAATGGAAACAATGCAAGGTTAGAACAGGACGATATAGCAAGTGCATATGGTACTTGGACAGATGCAAATACTCCAGATATGAATGCAAAATTTATGAAATTTCATTTTTTAACTGTTGAAGCAACTGGAGTTAGAGTTGCATTTGGTATAAAAGGTGTGCCTAACTTACATTCATTAGAGTTTTGTGGTTATGATAATGAAGGTGCTAATCCCATAATAGCTTGGACTTGTGAACTT